AATTATAAATAAAATTCCTCAATTTGATGATTATATGTGCTGGTTTTCTTTGTTATTTTATTTTTCTATAAATAATATATCTTCTATTTAGATTTAGATTTATATTTATATTTATATTTATATTTATTATTTTTCTTATTTCTTCTTGTTTCTTCTTGTTTTTTTTAATAATTTTTTTATATATTTATATTTTTTTTTACCTCCACTTTGCTCAGAAAGTGTATTTAATTGATCAGAAACATTTTGTGTTGTTTGGATTTGTTCAATATGATTATCATACGCATTTTGATAAGCAGTATTATAAACATCTTGTTTTTGTTTATCATATGAATCTTGAATTTTTTGTTGTTGTTGTGTTTTATAATCTGCTATAGAGCTATGAAAATTTCCACTTATATCATGTGCTTTATTTTTTACATAAGCATTTTCAAGATAAGTATAAAGTTTCTGTGAAAAGAAATACATTTTATTTCTTAATCTTGTAGGATCAAATACTATATTTGTTGGTGCTATATGCCAGTCACCATCATCAGTTTGTAGTGATATATCTAATTCATAACTTACTGATGTATTTAATGTTATTATAAATTCTGCTTTATATGAATTATCTAAATTGGTATGATCTATTTCACTTTTTAATGAATTATAATCTAAAGCATCTATATAATCTTGAGGAGTTTGCTGATTATCTTGATTATCTTGATTATCTTGATTATCTTGATTATCTTGATTATCTTGACTTTCTTCTCCTCCAACCATTGGAGTATATTCACTATATCCATCTTCATATGTAGGAATAATTTCTTCTTCTAGAATTCTTCCTTCATCATCAATACCTTTTGGAAAACGAATACTTGGTATTACTTTCTCTATATATGGTTCTGTTTCTTCATCATCATATGTTGGAATTACAAATGGTTTTAGAATTGTATATTGTTCATCATCATATATAGGTGTAATACTCCCTCCTCTTTTTCTTATACGTATTGGATTTGAAATATTATTGACATTACTTAAAATACTAGAAATATCTTCTTCAGGTTCCAATAATTTTTTTAGAGTCATTTTTTCTTTTTTTATATTCGATTGGGTTGGAGCGTATTCATTCAATGCTCCTTCAGGAAGAACTACTTCTGGAGCTACTACTTCTGAACCTATCACTTCTGAACCTATCACTTCTGAACCTAGTATTTTTGGTGTTATTTTTTCTATTGTAGGAGTAGTTGCAACACTAACATCCGTCGAATATGTTATATCTTTTTTATCTGAAATATCGACAATTTCTGTATCAGGTTGTGTTACCAATGTATCAAAATGAGAATCATAATTATATTTTATATCATCAGGAAGATCTTTTTGTAAATAACAATTATATTCTAGTTTTATTGGTATATTCCAATTATCAGCAGATATTGTAAATGTATCATCTACAAAATTTAAACTACCAGATTGTGTTCCTATCGTAAAATCAATATCAGTATCTGGTTGATTTGTTAATTGTAAATATAAATACGATTTTTGAGCACCAGATCCAAGATTTAAAGTTAATCCTGCTGCTAAAGCCGCTGCTATTAGTGGTACTATTATAATAGGGGTTATAGGCAATGTTGGAGGTTTCGTTACTGGTACTCTTGGTTGTGGTAGATTTATTATTGGTAGCGGTACTGTTGGTGGAGGTGGTGCTGTTGGACCTTTAAAATGTATTATTGGCAATATTAATCCTGCTAATAGTAATAATAATCTAATAAATTTACTTAATAAACTATCTTCTTGCCTACCTCTTTCTCTCTCAGCAATTTCATGATCTCTAGAATCACTTTCTGCTTTTCTTGCTTTTTCTCTAACATTTTCATGATCATCAATAATTCTTTCATTTTCATGTGGATCATCGATTGGTTCCTTTCTAGGACGTTCAATACCTCCTTCCCCTTCTGCTCTATCTCTTTGCGCAGCTTCATGTGTTCCAGAATCTTTTTCTGCTTTTCTTGCTTTCTCTTTTATACCAGATTCATCTTCTACACGGGGCTTATCTTTTTCAGGTTCATTAATTGGTTCTTTATTGGGAGGTTCAATATTATCTTCTCCAGTTACTCTATCTCTTTGTGCAGCTTCATGTGTTCCAGAATCTTTTTCTGCTTTTCTTGCTTTATCTTTTATACCAGATTCATCTGGCACATTTACCTTTTTTAATTTTGGTTCTTGAATTGGTTCTTTATTAGGAGGTTCAATATTATCTTCTCCAGTTACTCTATCTCTTTGTGCAGCTTCATGTGTTCCAGAATCTTTTTCTGCTTTTCTTGCTTCCTCTTTTATAGCCTTTTCATCATCAATAATTCGTTTTAATCCCTTTTTTAGAATAGGGTCAGGAATTTTTTCACCAAATGGTTTTTTAATAAGTCTATTGCCAATTATTCTATTACCTTGTGCGTTCAAATGATCATTTATATGATCTCTTAAAGTATTTCTTTCAATATCCATTATAGAATCAAGATACATTTGATCTAACCATCTTTGTGTTCTAGTAAAATTTTCTATAGTATTATTGATATTAGTATCTAAATTTGCTAAATCATTTTCTAATGATCCTGCTGTATTAGTAGAAAAAGCATCTGCTGCTGATATACCAGCATCTCTTGGAACTGTATCAATACCATTTTTTAAGTCATTTAATTTATTATTTACTGCTGTTCGAATATCATCAATAGGAGGAAGATTATCTAAATTAAGTTTGTTTCCTAAAGCAGATTCTACATTTGCTTTAAATACTGGATCTCCTAATTTAGCACTTAGTTCTGCTTCTTTAGAAGCATTTCTAGCAATTTTTAAATTAGAAACTGTTAATGCTTCTGCTTGTGCTGCTTTTTGTTCAGTAATTGCTTCTACGCCTTTTTCTGAAACACTAAGATTTTTTATACTAGTTGGTTTAATAATATCAGTTACAGGAACCTTATTAGAAACAGCTTCTGCTGCTAATACATCTGATACTGATTTAGGTTTTGCGTTAATACTAAAATCCAAAGGGCTTGTTTCATATCGAATTGGTTGTGTTATTGTTGTTCTAGCACCAGACAAACCTTCTACATCAACTTCAGGAATACTAAATTTATATCTAGGAAGTGCTCCTCCTTCAAAAAAAATCTTTTTCCTTTTTAATGTTGATGAACGACATGTAGCCATTTCCTAGTATAAATTTTTTTTATTATTATTATATTATCTACTCGTCCATGTTTCATCACAATTAGCACAAATATATACAAATTTCAAATTATCAGCATCATATTTAATTAGATAAATCTTTTTTTGTGAAGAACCTTTATTTGAAGAACATTGATTATTAGGACATTTCAAATCTTTAAGATATGGTAATGTAGGATCTTGCCGGGTAAATTCATTAATTAAGATTTGCCATGATTCAGATGATTTTTGTTTAATATATGTTTCCATAATTAAACCTCCTTTATCATCTTCTTCATATCCACATGTTTTACATACACGATGAAGATTATTATCTGTTACAACGGCATGTAAATAATAGCGACATGTGGGACATGTTTTAAAATATTCCATTCCTAGTAATAGTATAGTAAAATCAATATCAATTTTTTGAAATTTTGTTAAGAATTAATTTATAATTAGTATCTCCATACATTGAATATGGAAGTCCTATAAAATGTATTTCATCTTTTTTTGATTTTTCTATAACTTTTTTTGTAATTTTAATATAATTTTCTTCAATTCTATTTTTAAATTCTTCATTTATTTCCATATATTTTTTATAATATTTATCATTATATTGTTGTATAAATAATTTAATCATATTATATTCTATATGCTGAGCATATTGTAGATTTCTAGTATCTGTTAGTAATGTATTTTCCCAACATGGTTCATGAACTAATGGATTATTTGTCATAAGAGAATATATACTTAGAAGTATTGTAGTAATATTCATTGACGATGCCCATTTTGGTCCAGAATAAGTTCCTAGAATTGATAGACATACTTTTCCATCAACATAAAAATTAGGATGAAACCTTGTCTTTCCATTATTTGTTCTATATAAAACTTTTGGTGGAGTAAATGGATAATCATTTGGTATTTCAAATGTATATTCTAAAGGACAAAATTCATATGGAGTATTTTCAGGACCAAACATGATTGCTGTTCCTCTTGTCATCAATTCATCTTGTATAAAATAAAAAATACCAGTATCTTGTAATGTAGTATCTTTTAAATGAACTATTTCTTTTTGTAGTCTTCTTGAAATCATAATATGAATTAGAAGAGTCTTTTTAGATGCTACATAACAAAAAGGGAAAAAATTAAATTATTTTTTTAGGATACCAAAATCAGAATAAATGGCCTTAATTACGAGTGAATCCCTCAAACTATTTTATGATCATGAACTATACAAGTTCTTAAATGATCGTAGAACTGATTCGAAAGATCCATCTCTCACTCATACAACAGGATCGATTTTTAAAGGAAAATGGAATATTGATAATGAAGATGATTATAGTAAATTTTATAATCTTCTTCATGATTATATATTTGTAAAAAAAGGGAAAACTTTGAATATAGTAGAACATCCTAAAATTAATAAACCAAAACCTCTTGTTATTGATCTTGATTTTCATTATCCTAAACATAATAATCTAGTAAGAACATTTGATAGTTCTCATATTCATAAATTTGTTGAATCTATTGTAATTACTTTAGAAAAATTCTTTACAATTGAAGATTATGAATGTTTGCGATTCTTTGTTACTATGAGACAAGGACCTCGTAATGCTCCTCAAAAACCATATAATCAAGATGGAATTCATATTGAATGTCCTGATATTATTTTGAATAATGATCAACAATATGTTATTCGTAGTTATATATTAAATAATAATTATTTAAAAGAAGCATTTGAAGGATCTGGGTATAATAATTCTGATAATGAAGTATATGATATTGCGATGACAAGAAAACAAGGATGGTATCCATATGGTGAATCAAAGCCTAATATTCCTCCATATTTACTAAATCATGTTATTCGGTATAGTACTGCAAATAAAGATTATATTGAAGAGGATATTAATAATTATAGTAATAGAGAATTAATGGAATTATTAAGTGTAAGATATAATATTGATGATAATTCTATTGAAATTAAAGATGATATTAAATCTGACTTTGATTTAATTCTACATGGAGATCAACAAGTAGAAATTGAAAATAACAATGAAACTGATATATTAGATAATTCTTTAATTCAAGAATTTCTAATAACAAAACCCAGCGAACAAGAAAATATTCTAATTCAAAGACTTGTATTAGAATGTTTAAATAAAGAACGAGCAGATTCTTATGAATTATGGATGCGATTGGGATGGACACTTCATAATATTGAAAAATCAGAAACAATGTTTAATCTATGGATGGAATTTAGTAAAAATTCTTCAAAATTTCGTTCAAATGATATTAATCAATTAAAACAAGATTTCTTTCATAAAATGCGTTCGAATAATGATAATGCTCCAAAACTAACTGAAAGAAGTCTTCATACTTGGGCAAAGAAAGATAATCCTATTAAATATAAAGAAGTGATTGGAGATTATATTAATGAATATATTCAACATGAAGTTGAAGGAACAAATAATCATATTGCTCTTTTGTTAAAACGATTGTATAAAAATAATTATGTAGCATCTGTAAATAATAAAGATACTGATTGGTTTTATTATGATGAAAATATTAATATGTGGAAACATATTAATCAAGGTATTCAACTTAAAAAGAAGATTAGTACAGAGGTAGCCCAATGTATAAAAGATGTTGAATATAAAATTAGTCAGAGAGCATATGATCCTAATACTAGAGAACAAGCAAGAAAAATATTACTTGGAGAAATTGATAAATTTCAAAAGATTCTAAAAAGTCTTAATACAAATTCATTTGTAGAAGCAACTATGAAAATGGCACAAACAATCTTCTGTGATGAGGATTTTATGGCTAAACTAAATAAAGATCCATATTTATTTGCTTGTAAAAATGGTGCTCTTCAATTAAGAGTAAAAATTGATGATAAACTAACTGTTATCTTTCGCAATGGTATTCCAGAAGATTACTTAAGTTTTCTAGCAGGAAATAATGCTCCAGATAATGATGCAATTAATTATATTCCATATGATGCTAAAAATCCAATTATCAAAGAAATTTATGATTTCTTTGATAAAATCTTTCCCAATAAAGAACTTCGTAATTATTTCTTACGAGTTTTATCTAGTTGTCTAGAAGGAACAAATAGAGAACAGTGTATGTATATTTGGGAAGGTGTTGGTGGTAATGGGAAATCAAAAATTGTAGAACTTTTGAGACTTACATTTGGAGATTACCAAACTTCTCTTCAATCTACTGTTCTTACTCGTAAGAAACCTCAATCTGGAGCAGCAAATCCTGATATTATTGCTATTAAAAATAAACGGTGTATATATCTACAAGAACCTGATTATAAAGAACCTCTAAATACAAGTATTATGAAACAATTTAGTGGAGAAGATATGATTGAAGCACGTGGTCTTTATAAAGATCAAGAAAAATTCAAAGTAACTGGAAAACTACATATGATGTGTAATTCTAAACCTATTATTGAAACAATGGATCGTGGTACATGGAGACGTATTCGTGTTATTCCATTTGTGAGTAAATTTGTAGAGCCTGATAGTCCAGAATTATTATCAAATAAAAAGAATATATTTCTGCGAGATAATGATTTAGATAAAAAGTTGGTTGAATGGAGAGAATCATTTCTATCACTTCTAGTTCATATTTATGAAACTGAATATTTAGTAAATGGACTTGATCCAATTCCTTCTATTGTTAAGAAAGCATGTGAAGAATATAAAGAATCAAATGACTCTTTTGCTAAATTTGAAAATGATAGAATACGTAAAATTAGCCCTCTAGAAGGAGCTAAAATCACTTTTAAAGATATTGAGAGATCATATAGAAATTGGGCAAAACAAGCAGCAAGTGGTGCTAGAACACTCAGTCCTCAAGATTTACTAAAACGTATTAATGATGAATATGGAGAACCATCTGATGGAAAATCATATCTTGATAGAAAAGTATTTGCGGATGATTTAGAAATTGAAGAATTTGATAAGAATTCTAACCAAAACGTTGAATCATAAATATAAATAATATACACATCATTGTTGATAATAACATAAATAGAATTGCTATAAATAATGGCATTCTTGAGAAACGAAATATATAAATTAAAATTGCTAAAGAAAATAATATATATCCAGAAAATAAAATAAATAGACTCCAATCTTGCATCGTAGAATATGTTTTTTTTGTTGGAATATTATTACTTTTTTCTATAAATTCTCTATTGTATGTTTCAGTAGCATCTTTAATATCTTGTAATTCAACTTTTTTAACATCAAGAGAA